CTTACATACACACAGGAGACTATTATGTCCACAAAATCAGGGTTCGAAATCCGAGCCGATCTACTATCCCAAGCACAAGGAATTCTTACTGATAATTATCAGAGAGAAGTCGATGCTGTATATCTACACAATGATAACAATCCCAATGAGAGGAAACCCCTACCATTGAGAGAGATTATGGGAGATGAAATCATTCAAGTTGCAAGACAACTAAATGAGTTCGTTACTGAAAAGTAACAATTTGGGGGAAGACCCCCATTTTATTTACCTAAATATAGGTATATGGAGAAATTATGAAAGAATTTGAAAAACAGGTGAAGGTTCTAGAAGGGCCATGGGCAGATGTCACATTCCCAAATGGTGAAGAGACAACCAATGTCATTTCTAGAAAAACGATCACAACTTATATCCAAGATGGGTATCTTTGTGAATCAACAACAACAAGAGACTATAGAGACGGAGACTACCAAGACTCTGTACGTAACAAACGGATAACAAAAATAAATGGTTGATATCAATAAATCCATTCTCAATAAGAATAATTTTAGACTTCTTATTGACAAGGTACCTACTACTGAATACTACATTAAGAAGTGTAATATTCCAGGCCTGCAGTTTTCTGAAATTGCACAGGGTGCTGGAGTCGGATTGGATGCATATTTTCCAGGCGACAAGGTTACCTTCGATGATTTAGTAGTTAACTTTTTAGTTGATGAAGACTTAGAGAACTTTAAGGAAATCTATGATTGGATGAATGCAATTGTACCAATCAAAGACCCTAAAGATTATGCAGATTATGTTGGTAGTAAACAAACTGCTACTGGACAGATGGCATCTCTCGGTGCAACAGACAATGAGATGTCGGACATCACTTTGATTACAACAACTAACAAAAACATACCTAATAAGTTCTTTAGATTCCACGACTGTTTTCCAATCAGTTTGAGTGGTCTAGAGTTTGAATCGGGTGCAGACGGAGAGGCAGTGGTTGCCACCGTAGAGTTTAAATTTACTTACTACGACATAGAAACCACTAGTTAAAAGACCCTTTTTGTGGTATAATATATATTATGAACTTAGATGAATTGAAAGCCCAATGGGTTAATGACTGTGAAATAGATGATATCGAATTGGATACTGCTTCGTTAGAAGTACCTAAACTCCATGCAAAATATCAAGACTTACTAACAAGTAAGATTCTCGTCCTTAAAAACTACCAAACAAAATACAACACTCTACTTAAAGATAAGTGGTTGTGGTTCAACGGAAAAATGGATGACGATACAATCCGAGAACTTGGTTGGGAACCCGACCCATTCAATGGTTTAAAAATCATGAAGAATGACATGCAGATATTTTTTAATGCAGATAAAGATTTACAAGAACTCAATGCAAAGATTGAGTACCTTAAAGTGACTGTAGACTTCCTTAAGGAATGTATGCAGAATATAACATGGAGACACCAAACGATTAAGAACACAATCGATTGGAGAAAGTTTATGGCTGGACAATAATGAATCTGAATACCCATATTTTTACATACCCCGAACTACTATCCTCAGCTGAAGTTGAATTAATCAACGGAAAGGCAATGGAGTTTCCGTTAGAGGCAGGTGCAGTTGGCCAAGGTGGTAGACTAGACTTAGACCCCGACGATGAATCCCGAGGTGCAGAAAGAGCTGGTGGTGGAGAAGGTGGTGAAGTTGTAAACAATATCAGAGCATCCGACATAAGATGGATGACTGGTGATGCAAAAGTTCTCATGGGTGAGGTTTGGGAGAAGGTAGAAAATGCAGTCCACATGGGAATGAAACAGAGTGGTTGGAACTTCGACTTAGACAGATTAGAACCATTACAACATACAACATATAATGCACAACAAGGAAGTCGTGGTGGTTTCTATACATGGCACACAGATGCCAGTGACAAACCATATGCAAACAGTGGTATGTTTAGAAAGATTAGTTTCTCCATACAGTTAACAGACCCTTTAGAATATGAGGGTGGTAACTTCCAATGGATGGAAGACATCCGTGCAAAAGATACGTTAACCTCAACAGATTATACAAGAGACATGAGAGATTACATGAGGCAGATTCCTAATTCTGCAAAGCAAAAAGGTTCATTAATAATGTTCCCCTCATTTGTACATCACCAAGTTACTCCAGTTACCCAAGGAACTAGAACTAGTCTAGTCGGCTGGTACATAGGACAACCATACAGATAAATGAAAGTCACCGTCTCTAAAGTGGATGAATGTTTCATGAAGGTAGATTGTGATGATGGTTTGGCTAAAGACCTTCACGATTATTTTTCCTTCACCGTACCTAACGCAAAATTCATGCCAAGTTATAAAAACAAATGGTGGGATGGTAAGGTATATCTTTTCTCAATCAAAACACACAAGGTCTACATAGGATTACTTCCATACGTGGATGAGTTCTGTAGAGAACGTGGGTATGAGTTTGAAGGTATCCAAGATGTCATCGGTTACAAACACAAACTAAAAGACTGGCACATTGAGGATTTGAATCT